GCTACCGGGTGCTGCGGCGGATGGACAGGTTCTACAAACAACTGATGGAAAAAGGAGCGTGAAAGCATGTACGAGATCAGAAAGGATGGCGGCGTGATCGCGCTGGCAGAGATGCCGAACTACATCCGCAGGCACGCGGACGGCTTCTACATCCTCTGCGAAGAGGGGGACGCACAGGGCGTGGCCGTGGACGGCACGGTATACCGTCTGATGGGGCGCACGGGGCTTGATGAACTGAAGGAAGTGCAGCTCATTGAGAAGGACACCGGCACGGTTTTGCAGAGCAGCAGCGAGGCGGTGGGCATTGCGTTCGTCACCATGACGGAGAAGGGCGACATCGACGGCGTGACGGCGGGAGAGCACGCGGAGCTGTTCAGCCCGTGGGCGTACCCGGTGGCCTACACCGCAGGACAGATCAGGGAACGCAGCGGAAAGCTCTACAAATGCCTACAGGCGCACACCTCGCAGGCGGACTGGAAACCGGAGGACAGCCCGTCGCTGTGGGTGGGCATCTCCGACCCGGCGGAGGAATGGCCGGAGTGGAGCCAGCCAGTGGGCAGCACAGATGCCTACGCCAAGGGCGCAAAGGTGAGCCACAACGGCAAACACTGGACGAGCGATGTGGACGCGAACGTGTGGGAGCCGGGTGCGTATGGATGGACGGAGGCGACGGCATGACGGAGACGGTCATTGTGGCTGTGCTGAGCCTGATCGGCACCATGGCGGGGGCGTACTTCGCAAACAAGAAAAGCGCGGCGCTCATCGCCTACCGTTTGGAGGAGCTGGAGAAGAAGGTGGCAAAGCACAACGGTTTGGTGGAGCGCACCTACCATCTGGAAGAGGCGACGGCAGTCTTCGAGGAAAAGCTGAAGGTGGCAAATCACCGCATTGACGATCTGGAGAGAGAGGCATGAAGGGCAGGCATCAGAGAAGACGACCAAGTAAGACAACGACCACCAAGCGCATTGTGTGGGCGTGCCTTATCAACGGCATCGGCTGGGTGTGGTGCAGCTACGGCCTTGCCTTCCTCGGCAGGACGGAGATTGCGGAAAGCCTGAGCCGGACGGCGGTGACGGAGATCATCGGCGTGGTGCTGCTGTACTGCGTGAAGAGCCTGTTTGAAAAGCGGGAGAGCTTCGGCGGCGTGGGAAAGAAGGAACAGGTAACGGACTTATGAAAGGAGCAAGACTATGACGGACATTGCTATCGTGAGACTGGGTATCGGGCTGGTGCTGCTGATCGCGGCCAACATCGCCCTCGGCGGCGTGAACGCCTTCATGGAGGGCACATGGGACATGATGAAGTTCCGCAACGGCTGCATCAAGGGCGGCGTGGTGGCTGCGTCGCTCATCGCGGTGTACTACGCAGGCTGGCTGAACCCTGATCTGCTGGTCATCGAGGCGGAGGGACAGACGGTGAACCTGATGACGGCGGTACATATCGCGCTGCTGGCGGCGTTTACGGCGTATGCGGTGGATGTGCTGAAGAAGCTGAAGGACATGCTGAGCACCGCGACGCCCGGCAAGGAGGAAGACCATGAGCAACAGTAAGCTGGTGAGCTATACCCGGCTCAGCCCGAACCACTCCGGCAAGCGCAGGCACGCCATCGACACCATCAGCATCCACTGCATGGCGGGCAACCTGAGCGTGGAGAGCTGCGGCAGACTGTTTGCGGACAGATCGCGGGAGGCCAGCAGCAACTACGGCATCGGCAGCGACGGCAGAATCGCGCTGTATGTGGACGAGGGCAACCGCAGCTGGTGCACTTCCAGCGCCAGCAACGACAACCGGGCTGTGACCATCGAGGTGGCCAACTGCGCAGACGACGAGCCGTGGCCAATCACGGAGGAAGCCTACAGGAGCCTCATCAATCTGCTGGTGGACATCTGCAAGCGGAATCACATCCCTGAACTGCGGTGGAAGGGAGATCAAAACCTCGTAGGTCAGGTGGACAAGCAGAACATGACGGTGCACAGATGGTTTGCAAACAAGAGCTGCCCCGGCAACTGGCTGTACGAGCATCACGGGCAGATCGCAAAGGAAGTAAACGAAAGACTGGAGGAAGAAAACATGGTGAGATACGAACGGCTGCGGGACATCAAGAACAAGGAGTTCCACGACATCGTTGAAAAGCTGATGGATGCAAACATCCTCGGCGGCGACGGCAGCGACCCGATGGGCAACGAGGACATCATCGACCTGAGCCACGACATGGTGCGTACTCTTGTACTGGAGTATCGCGGCGGGGCGTTTGACCGCAAGCTGAAGGCTGTGGGCATGGAGCCTGCGGTGAAGGACTAAGAGAGCGGCGGAGGCCGGTGCATTCCGCCGGTCTCCGCCTTCTGCGCGAAAGGAGGCATGAAAGATGCCATCAAACCTGCTGACGGCAGACACCACTTTCCCGACGCTGACGCAGGAGCAGAGCACGGACGAGAAGTTTGAGAAGATCACAAGCTATCTCTACATGCTGCTGGAGCAGCTGCGCTACAGCATGGGAAACCTTGACAAAGAGAACTTCAACGACGCGGGGCTGGAGGAGATCGCAAACATCATCACGGAGCCGGTGTATGTGCAGCTGAAGGATGACGAGGCGAATATCGCAGCGCTGACAGTGACGGCGGCGGGACTGGGCGCGCGGCTGAGCGACGCGGAGGGAAACATCACGCAGCTCACCGCCACCACCACAAGCCTGACAAGCCGCATCAGCAGCGCGGAGGGCAGCATCTCCACCCTGCAGCAGACGGCCACAAGCCTGACAAGCCGTATCTCAGACGCAGAGGGGAACATCTCTTCCCTGACGCAGACGGTGAACGGCATGACGCTGAGCGTGACCAACGGCTCATCCAGCTCCACCATTCGGCTTTTGGCCAACGGCGTGCAGCTGAGCAGCCAGTCCATCAGCTTTTCTGGCATGGTGAGCTTCTCCGACCTGTCCACCAGCGGCTGGACGACCATCAACGGGGACAACATCACCACGGGCACCATCGAAGCCATCGACATCTACGGCTGCACCATCGAGGGCAGCACCTTCAAAAGCGTGCTGAAAGCCAACGGAACCGTGGGCGGCGAGATCGAGTTCTGCTACCTGAACACCAACTATGTGGCGGGCGGCATCCGGCTGGACGATCAGGGCGCGGGCACGGAGTACGAGCGCACCTACCGCATGTTCATCTACACCAACTATGTGCAGGGCGTGGGCTTTGCCATGAAGCTGCAGAGCGCCAGCGGCATCAGCGTGGAGGCGGATGAGAATGTATTTCTGTACGCGGGAACGAGAATGACCATCAGAGGTGACAGCGGCATCTACCTGACGGGAGATGTGTATGTCAACGGGACGCTGCTTCAAGTGAGCAGCAGCTAAGGAGGGAAAGCATGTATTTGATCGAATGCGCGAACGCCTATCTGGCTGCGGTGCAGCTGCAGCAGAAGGAGATGGACTATCAGACGGCATTTGCCGTGATGATGGTGAAGAAGCAGCTGCAGAGCCATGTGGAGTTTTTGCAGAGCGAGGAGCTGAAACTGGCAGAGAAGTACGCGGAGAAGGATGAGAAGGGAAACATCAAGTGGACGGAGCGGGGCACCTTCCCCTACCGGGATGCGGACGCGGCGGCGGGATACCAGAGGGAACGCAGGGCACTGGGCATGACGCAGGTGGAGGACGACTTCACGGTGCAGCACGCGCCGGTGCCGGAGAAGATCACGCCCATGCAGCTGGAGGCGCTGGAGAAGTTTATTGTGTTCGGGGGTGAGGGATAATGGCGATCGGGCTGCCTTCCATGGCCTACGGCGACGGCATCAGCAAGCGCAAGCAGGTGAAGTTCGGCGGGTACAACCACACGCTTGCGGCGGAGAACGGCGACCTGTGGGACATGGAGAACCTGACGAGCGACTTTTACCCCCTTTTAAGTCCACGCGCGAGAAGGTGGACATGCCGGACGCTGACGAAGCCGAACGGCTTATATGCCCACGACGGGCTGTACTGGGCGGACGGAACGGGTTTTTACGCCGACGGCGAGCTGAAGGGAACCGTCACCGACGGGCACAAAAAGTTCACGAGCCTCGGCGCGTACATCGTCATCCTGCCGGACAAGAAATACTACAACCGCCTGACGGGAGACTTCGGCGCACTGGAAAGCAGCTGGAGCGGGAGCGCGAAGATTCAAGACGGAACCTACGCGGGCGAAGAAGCAAAAGCCAACACCATCTACGCTGTGGGTGCGGGAGCAAAGTTCAACGAGGGCGACGCGGTGACGATCTCCGGCGCGACGACGCATCCGGAGAACAATAAGACCGCCATTATCCGGGAGATTGACGGGGACAACCTGCGCTTCTATGAGAACACCTTCACCATCTCGGACGGTGGAGACAGCGAAACATTGCAACTCAGCCGCACGGTTCCAGAGTTAGACTATATCTGCGAGAATGAAAACCGGCTGTGGGGCTGCAAGGGCGACACGATCTACGCCAGCAAGCTGGGCGACATCTTCAACTGGAATGTGTTTGACGGCGTGGCGACGGACAGCTTTGCGGTGGATGTGGCAAGCACCGGAGATTTTACGGCGTGCTGCAGCTATCTCGGCTATCCGTGCTTCTTCAAGGAGGAACACATCTACAAGGTCTACGGCGACAAGCCGTCCAATTTTCAGGTGATGGGCAGTGCCAGCTTGGGCGTGGAAAAAGGCAGCGACGAGAGCCTTGCCATCGCGGGAGAGACGCTTTTCTACCTGAGCCGGACAGGCATTGTGGCATGGAGCGGCGGCATTCCGCAGAGCGTGAGCGCAGCATTCGGCACGCAGCGCTTCCGGAACGGCGTGGCGGGCAGCGACGGGACAAAGTATTTTGTATCGCTGCAGGATGCGCAGGGGGTGTATCAGCTGTTTGCCTTCGACACCCGCACCAACCTGTGGCACCGGGAGGACAGCACGCAGGCTGTGGGCTGGGGCTGGAATGAGGAGCTGTACTGCCTTGATGCGACCGGCAAGCTCTGGATGAACGGCAACGCCAGAAGCGTGCCGCAAGGCGCGGTGCAGGAGGAATTGGTGGCATGGAAGGCGGAGTGGGCGGACTTCTACGAATACACCACCCATTCGTCCTCTTCCACGGCAACACCGGAGAAGAAGGGCATCGGAAAGCTGCTGCTGCGGCTGGAGCTGGATGAAGATGCAAGCGTGCAGATCGACATGCAGTTCGACAGCGACGGTGTGTGGCGGACGGTGAAGACGCTGCAGACGGAAGTGAAGCGCAGCTACTACCTGCCGATCATCCCGCGCCGGTGCGACCACTTCCGCATCCGGATGACCGGAAACGGCGGATGCAGACTGTATTCGCTGGTGCGGGAAGTGTACAACGGCAGCGAACTATAAGAAAGGGGCGGACTATGGCAAACAGATACACATACGACGATTTTCAGAAAGCGATGCAGAGCAGCGGCCTCGGCGGGCAGTTCTCTGACGCAGACCTGAAGCTGGCGCAGCGGAATCCGGACGCAGGCATGAGCATCCTGAAGTACAAGCAGGACTACAAAAACGCCGCCACGGACGAGGCGAGGGCGCTGGCCAACCTCGGCGCGGAGGGCATCCGCTCCAGCTACGGCGGGTACACCGGCGGGCAGAGGGGCGCAAACTTCTACCTTGACCCGCTATCCCCCAAGGACTTCCAGAGCGGCGCAGCGCCGACCTACAAAAACAACTATGCCGACACCATCAGCGGCCTTTTGGACAAGCAGCTGGGCTACGGCAGCTTTTCCTACGGTGAGGCGCAGCCGGAGTACAACAACCGCTACGACGCGACCATTCAGGACTTGCTTGACCAAATCGTGAACCGGAAGGACTTCAGCTATGACCCGGAGAACGACCAGCTTTACAGCCAGTACCGCAAGCAGTACACGCGGGAAGGCCAGAGAGCCACGCAGGACGCGCTGGGCACGGCGGCGGCAGCCAGCGGAGGCATTCCGTCCAGCTACGCGGTGAACGCGGCGGCGCAGGCGGGCGACTACTACGCCAGCCAGATGACGGACAAAATCCCGGAGCTTTACCAGCTGGCCTACAACAAGTACATGAACGACTACAACATGAAGCTCTCTGACCTCGGCGCGGTGCAGGGCGCGGAGCAGAGTGACTACGACAAGTTCCTCAACGAGATGCAGCAGTACAACACCAACCGTGCCTTCGACTATCAGGCGTGGATGGACGAGTACAACCGCATCAACAACGACCTGCAGACGGCGAGCGGGCTGGAGCAGCTGGATTACACCAAGTACCTGAACGATCTGAACCAGTTCAATACCGATCGCAGTTTCAACTACGGGCAGCTGCTGGACGAGGTGAACAGCCAGACGGCCAGACGCAGCGAGGCCATGAACAAGGCGCTGACGGCAGCGGAGCTGGGCGACAATTCGTTCCTGAACGATTTGGGCATCAACACCGACAACAACCCGACGGACTATGAGCGGCGCTACCAGCTGGCGCAGCTGGCTGCACAGTATGGCGACTACTCCGGTCTGCGGGAGCTGGGCATCAATCCGGATGCGGCGGCGCTGAACCGGTTCAACACCACGGCGGCGGGCAAGTCCTCTTCCGGAGGGAGCCGAAGCGGCGGAGGCGGCGGAAACACAACGCCGCAGGAGACCGAGACGACCGGGCTGAGCGCGCAGGACATCGCAGCACTGAAGGCAGCCTACGGAACGAACATCGATGCTGACACATGGAACAGCATCCTGCAGAGCAATCCCGGCATTACGGAGGCAATGCTGACACAGGCGGGATTCACCAAGAGCGGCGGCGATTCCGGCGGCGGGAATATCTCCGGCGTGACCGACTACGACAGCGCCATTGCCTACATGAAGGCGGCGGGTGTGGACGGCAGCGTGCGCTCTGGCCTGATGACCAAGAGCGAGTGGAGCCGCAGGAAGGCATCACTGCAGCAGTACGGCACCGGCGGCACCGAGGTAAAGAACTACAACAGCTACGCGGACTACATCAAAGACTACTGCGAATACGCCGCCAGCAAGTAAGGAGGACACGGTATGGCATCCTTTTCTGAGTGGAGCAACAACAAGATGAGGCAGGCGACCGGCACAGCGAAGGCGACCGGCACGCCGCAAAAGACGCAGACCTTTTCTGCATGGAGCAATCAGAAGCTGGGCAAGGTAGACACGCAGAAGAACCCTGCCAGCGGTAGCACAGCCTTCGACCGGAGCGGGAAAACCAGAGATGAGTATGACAGCAGCGTGCGGCAGAACTATGCCGCACGCGCAGCTGCATCTGATAAGCTGACAGAGAGCGAGTATAACCGTTCCACTGCCATGCAGCAGAAGTACGGCAGCTATCAGAACTACCTTGTGGGCGCGACGGCGGATGGGAAATACTATTCGCAGCCGAAGCTGGGCACGGATATGGAGCGGAAATACAACACCGTGACCACCTATGAGGCGAACGCCAAAAAGAAGGCGGCGGAGCTGCAGAGCGCCAATGAGACGGCGGGTAATCTCTATACGAAGCTGAACGAGCTGAGCGGAAAGTTGCCGGAGCTGCAGCAGTACGCGGGCAGCAGCGCCATTGCGTCCGGGATTGTGCAGCAGATGCAGCGGGAATATGCCAGCACGCTGAAACAGTATGAAGACGCGACAAAGGCCGTAGATGCCGCTTATGCCGCCTATGAGCCTGCGTGGAACCAGTACAAGCAGGCGGCGGAGGACTATGAAGCCTACCGCACAGAGCAGCAGAACCTGTTCGACAACTGGAAGAAGACCATCCGAACGGACGAGAACGCCATCAACGCCGACCTGACGGCGGCGCAGAGCAATGTGAAGCAACTGCAAGAGCAGAAAAAGGCGCTGCAGAAGCAGGCGCAGCAGCTGATGAACAAGGTATCTTCCCGGCGCGGCGGGACAAATGAGCTGATGCAGTGGAGCCAGCAGGCGCAGACGCTGCAGGCGCAGGCCAAGGCCATGGACGGCAAGATCGCGGAGGCACAGGGCACGGCGGATTTGCTGCAGGAGGAGCTGGACTGGAAGAAATATTACCAGTATGCCGACCTGACCAGCGCGGAGGACTTTGGCGAAAAGAGCCAATACAAGAGCACGGCCAACGGAAAGAAGCGCTCCAACCTCGACATTCTGTTTGATAACTACAGCGACGATGCCAGCGGATGGGACGACCCGCTGTACGAATACATCAACGGCAACAGCGAGGCGGGTGCATACATCACCAATCAAGCCGGGGCGAACTATGGCGGGGACAGCAACCCGCTGGGCGCTCTGTTCGGCATGGCGACGGAAAACAGATCGGAATCGCAGCAGATGACCGACGAAGAAGTGGCCATCTTCAACTATCTGTACGCATCGAAGGGCAAGGACGCGGCACACGCCTACTATGACTACCTGACGGGCGACCTGAACCATCGCCAGCGGCAGGAAGAAGAGGCGTACTGGAGAGACTATGCAAAGGAATCTCCGGTGGGCAGCAGTGTGTTCAGCGTGCTGACTTCCCCGATGAAGGGACTGAGCTATCTCGGACAGGCGGCGGACTATCTCGGCACCGGAACCATTGACCAGAATGCGGCGTACAACCGCTTTTCCTACGCAAACAATGCCATTCGCAATCAGGTGGCGGAGACCATTGAACAGAGCGGGAACTGGGGACAGGCGGGCAGCTTCCTGTACCAGACCGGCATGAGCATGGGCGACTTCCTGCTGAATACTGCGATCACGGGCGGATTCGGCGGAGGCGGCGCACTGAGCGAGGGAATGTCTCTTGCCATTATGGGCACCGGTGCGGCGGCGGATGCCACCATTGCAGCGAAGGATAGAGGACTGACAGACACGCAGGCGTTCACGCTGGGAACCATCGCGGGTGCGGCGGAAATGTTTACAGAGAAGTTCAGCATCGAGGCGCTGCTGAAAGGCAAGTGGGAAGACGGAGCCATCAAATATATCCTGAAGAATGCGCTCACGGAAGGCGCGGAGGAAGTGGGCAGCGACTTCATCAACCTGTTTGCCGACATCCTCATCGCCAAGGACAAGAGCGAGTGGCAGCAGACCATCGACGCATATATGGCGGAGGGCAAGACGGAGGGCGAAGCCTTCGGCCTTGCAGTGGCGCAGCAGGCGGCGGAGATGGGGCTGGACTTCCTCGGCGGCGCACTGTCCGGCGGCACCATGGCCACGGCGGGTGTGGGCATCGGAACGGTGCAGCGAAACGCCGGATACCAGCAGACCGGCAGCACGCTGCGCAATATGGGCGACGAGATGGTGAACAGCATCATCGAGACGGCGGAGACCCTTGATGAAAACAGCGAGGCATACAAGCTGGGACAAGAGCTGAAGAACAAGCTGAACAAGGGCAAGAAGCTGACGGATACGGAGATCGGCAGACTGTTTGCGGAGACCACCAGAATGCTGGAAGGGACGGAACCGACTGCAGGACAAACCGGAACCGCTCAGGAACAGACGAAAGACGTGGTGCTGCCGACGGCGGAAGAGACCGGCGGAACGGAACTGCCGACAGCTGAGCAGGCAGAAACGCAGACGCAGCAGCGCACAACGGAGCAGGAACGCCAAACTGCGCCGCTGAGAGAGACCATGGAGGCAGATCAACCGGGCGTTTTGCCGACGGCGGAACAGGCGGAAACGCGGCAGAGAGCTGCGAGAGCCGAGACGGAAACGGAACGCACGGGCATTCTTGCGGGCGTGGACGAGAACACCATCGCCAAGGTACAGCGCATCGCCAACATCGTGGGGCGCGAGGTGGTGTTCTTCGACGAAGGCGCGGATAGCACCGGAGGAATGCACAACGGCTACTACAACCCGGCGGACGGGAAAATCTATGTCAACGCACGCAGCCAGAACCCGGTGGCACAGATCATCAGCCACGAACTGACACACAGCATCGAGACAAGCGGAAGCTACGGCGATTTGCAGAAGCTGGTATTGAACCGCATCCGGCAGACCGGCGGAGACCTGCAGGCTATGCGGCAGCAGAAGGCGGAACTGTATGCGCGGCACGGCGAGAACCTGACGGACAACGCGGCCATTGATTCGGAGATCGTGGCGGAGTATGTGGAAAAGTATCTGCTGACCGACGAGCAGAGCATCCGCGCCATGGTGCAGCAGAACCGGACGCTGGGACGGCGCATCCTGCAGTTTATCAACGAGCTGCTGGCAAAGCTGGGCAACAGCGACGCGCAGGAGCGGGCGTTCCTGACGAAGGCAAAGAATTATTACCAGAGCGCCCTGCAGGAGACACAGAGCAGTTTCACCGCAGACATGCAGCAGCGAGCCGCTGCGCAGGCGCAGAACATAGACACGCTGCAGCAGCAGATGGCAAACGGGGAAATCTCTGAAGAGGATGCAGAAGTGGCGTTCAACGACATGTATGACCCGGAGATCGACATGCAGCAGGGGCTGGGCGGATTGCAGCACAGCTATGCCGGAGCGAACGCCAACGGCGCGAACCTTGAAAGCCTGCGGGAAGCGCAGGCGATGCAGGAGGCGGGAGCCGACATGGAGAGCATCCGCAAGGCAACGGGCTGGCACGAAGGTATGGACGGCAAGTGGAGGTTCGAGATCAACGATAGCAGGATGCAGCTGCGCACCGATGCGGCGAATATTACAAACTACACCACGCTGGGCGAGCTGGTGGATGCGCCGGAGCTATTTGAAGCCTATCCGGATATGGCGGATTTGAGCGTGACATTCCACACACTGGAGGACGGGCAGAACGGCGGATACAGCCGGAAGTTTGACAGCATTGAGCTGAGCCGCGATCTGAAGAACAGGCCAGAGGCGCTGCTGAACTCCCTCATCCACGAGGTGCAACACGCCATCCAGAACCGGGAAGGCTTTGCCAGCGGAGCAAACCCTGCCTACTGGAATCGGAGAATGGAGAACGGCTTTGACAGTAGGACGGCGGCGGAAAGACGCGAGGGCGCACGGCTGCAGGAACAATACGAGCAGATGCGGGAGAGCGATCCGCAGTTCGTTGCGGCTATGGAAGAGCTGGATGCCATGGCACCGACGGTGCCGCGCGGAAAGATAGACTTGAACACATGGGAACAGATCGAGCCAGACCCGCCGGAGTGGGTGCGCTACGACGAGCGCAGAGACCAGCTGGAGGAACAGTATGGCGACCGCGTGTGGGACTGGTACAGCCTGCATGATAGCATCGACCGCAACGCGAGGAACGGAGGCCGGATGCCGACCGACCTGTACCGCGACACAGCGGGAGAGATCGAGGCGCGGGACACCGCGAAGCGCCGGAAGCTGACGACGGAGGAGCGCCGGGAGACATCGCCGGACTACGGAAGCGAGGACACGGTGTTTGCTGAGGACGGCGACGGATACGCCATGAGCCGAAGCGAACAGGACAGCGTGAAGGAACAGCTGCGGGAACATCAGAGTGAGCTGAACAATATGAAAGCCGTCGCCACGATTCGCGACAACGGCTGGAAAGGTATGAGCACCGGGGCATTCCGGCAGAAGATCGTCAATGATCTGAAGAAGACGGGATACCACGTCGATAATCCGAGCATCGGCCTGATTGACTTTGACGGGAAGCTGCTGAACCGGAGCCTGAATTATATCCAGACAGATGCGGAGGCAGCGGCATATCAGGCGCTGCCGCAGGTGTTGAAGCGCGGTATCGAGATCAGCGGACACGGCAACCACAAGGGGCGCGATTACGAAACGCTGACTATCGCAGCTCCGGTGGAGCTGAACGGAAAGCGCGGGAATATGGCGGTAGTGGTGATGAAAACCAAGGGCAACCGCTACAAGGTACATCGTATCCTGACCCCGGAGGGAGAGACTTTTGCACTGCCAGAAATGACTAACGCAGAGCTTAACACCGTCGGGACTGTCACCAGCGGTAGTCAATCGCTGGGAGGGAGCGCACCGGCCATCAGCTCTGCGTCTGAGGCCAGTGTAGCAGAGAAACTGCCACCTGTCAAGAAGCGCTTCTCCATCGACGAGCCGGTGGAGCGGACGAAAGACCTAATTGCCGTGCACAACAAGGACTGGTCTGTCATCCGGGACGCGGCCTTGAACTGGGGCGGCATCCCCTCCCCTTCTGTGGCCATCGTGGACGCGGCGGAGGGACACACCAAGTATGGCGACACCAGCGTGGTGTTCCCGCGCGCGACCATTGACCCGGAGGCAGACCCGCGCAACAAGGTGTACGGCGGCGACGCATGGACACCGACGAAGGACAACGCGCTGGTGGAGCGCGAGGTAAACTATGAGGCGCGGCGGGCGTTCGACGAGAACATCAGGAACCTGTCCAGCCAGTTTGCGGGCGGTGTTTTCCAAGGCAGCGGCACGCTGGGCAAGATCGGTCTGGAGAATGAGACCAGATGGGAACCGGAAGAGATCGCAGACAAGCTGGCAAACCATCCGGAGGTGCAGGCGGCATTCCTTCAGAACGAGGGCAAGAGCCTTGAACCGGTGTACCGTGACAAGCAGTTCGACCGTTTTTTCAGCAACGCGACCATCCGAAGATACCTTGACACAGTGGGCGAACGGGAAGTGGCGCGGCTGGCGGTGAAGCTGATGACCGGCGAGCGCCTGACGGCGGAAGAGATGAAACCGGCGGAACAGGCCATCCGGGAGGTCTATGCAGAGGAACACGCCAACTTCCTGAACCGCAGACCGGAATCCAAGGAGAAGCGCATCGACTACTACATGAAGAACAACGTGTTCCCTAACCGGGTGGAGGACTTCATCCGGAGCACGCAGGAGTTCTATGAGAGTGGCGGAAGCGCGGGCGAGATCGACAAGGAAGCCACGGCGGCCAAGATGATGGAGATGATCGCACCGGGCGGAAGCTGGAACGATGCGCTGCGGACAGTGAAGGACTGGGTACAGCCGCAGCTGGAGGGGCTGCTGGGCGAGCGGGGCATCTACAACGGCGAGGATGCAGTGACCGACAGCGGCAGACGCAGCTTTGCACAGACACACTGGGACTACACGGCGGAGAACATCGTGAAGGCCATGAACATGGCGGCAGCCAAGGGCGCGAACATGTACGGCGTGACCCCGGAGACGCTGGCAGCAACGGCCACACGGGAATACCGAAACGTGGACGAGATGCACGCGGACGAGGCGCGGCTGCGCACGGTGAGCGAAGAGGAACACGAGAAGGCGCTGCGAGACCTCGGCATCTACCTTGACCGTGTGGTGAACGATCTGATGCTCACCACGATGCACAAGTACGACAACAGCTTCGAGGAGGAGCAAAACCTGAGCGGCATCATCGCAGAAGCGGCCAAGGGGAAGAAAACCGTGGCGGCGGTGAAAGCGGCGTTCCGCAAGGAAGGTTATGCCATCAGCGACGGGCACGCCAAGAGCATCCTCGCGCTCATTGACCGCGCGGCAAACATCCCCACGGGCTACTACGAGGCGAAGGCACAGAGAGTAGTCCCCTTCAGCGAGGCGGCGGCCATCATCGCGCCAACCAGCGCACCGGCGGAAGAGATCGCGGCGGTGAAGGCGGCCACGGGCGTGGACATCATACAGTACGAGACCGGCAACGAGGAACAGCGGAAGGCGCTGGTGAACGGGCTGGAGGGAGTGAAGTTCTCCATCAGCGAGGACAGTGACGGCAGGCAGCTGACGGAAGCGCAGCAAGAGTTCTTCAAGGACAGCAAAGCGGTGGATGGCGAGGGACGGCTGCTGACGCTCTACCATGGAACCGGAACAAAGTTTACGGTCTTCAATAAGGCACACATCGGGGAAAACTTTGCAGACAGAGGCAGTGATCTCGGATTTCACTTTATCCCATACATTGAGGATGCAACCGGGTATGCACGAGAGGCGACCGGCTACAAGGGCAAGGGGGAAATCATGCAGGTTTATTTGAACCTGAAAAACCCGCTTGTCATTGAGGACGAAGGCTGGGGCAGTGCAATCGGACAGGCAGACATCCGGCACGGAGACCTGAAGCGCTGGGCACAGGAAGGCGGGCATGACGGTATCATCGTAAAGTCCACTGACATCGAGATGGACGACAACGGAACGCCGGACGCGGTATACATCGCCTTCTCCCCGGAACAGATCAAGAGCGCCACCAACGAAAACCCGACAGACAATCCGGACATCCGGTTCTCTATCAGCGAAGGCGGAGAGTATGACGGAGCGGTCAAACTGAAGGAAAGCACCATCGACACCTATCTGAGAGACTATGCAGCGAAGAGCAGCCCGAAGTATGCGAAGGCATACATTGCCTACATGACACCGGATGAGTTCCTGAACCTGACCACCAGCGAAAGCGGGCGGCAGATCGTGGAGCAGCACAGCAAGACGCTGGACGCGGAGAAACTGGGCGAAGCCACAAGGTGGCAGCCTATCCAGCTGAACATTGACCACGAAACCGGAGAGGTGCTGGGACACGAAGGACGACACCGCGCGGTGGCCATGCGAAATGCGGGCGTGGAACAAATCCCAGTGCTGCTGTTCGATTCCTCCAACAAGTATTCCAAGAGCGAGATCGGAGAGCTGACGCTGACCGGGCAGGACTTCGGCGGTACATGGTCTGACGCGGAGGTGCAGGTGCATGACCTGCTGCCGCTGAGCTATGAAAACCGCGATGCGGTGGTGGAGCGCTTCACCATGCCGACCGATGAACGGACGCTGCAGTATTCCGTCACGGAAGAGGAAACGCCGGAGGCGACGCTGCCGACGGCGGAGGACGAAGAGAAGAAGGACAGCATCCGCACATCGCTGCCGAAGAAGGCACAGGACTACCTGAAGCGGGCTGAAAACGCCCTTGTTGGGCGCGTAAGCCGCGCACTGAGCGTGCCGCGATTTGCGCAGAGGGAATACCTGCAGGAGATCGCGCAGCAGATCAGCAAGGAATACCTGACCACCGGGCGCGTTTCGGAAGAGACGACGGCGGAACTGTTCGAGCGGGCATACAGTGAGGGCATCGTGGTGGATGAGGAGTTCTACCAGCAGTACAAGGACATCAAAGACCACCTTCGCACGCAGGCTGTGACCATATCGGAGGAAGACAAGCACGACATTGCGGACTTCAATGACTTCCGAAAGAGCGCCTTCGGGCGGCTGCGCATCGTAAACGAGGGCGGGCTGCCGGTGGATGTGGCGTATCAGGAGCTGCAGGACATGGCACCGGAGCTGTTCCCGGATGATCTGACGCATCCAGCTGACCAGCTGGTGCGCATGTTTGAAGTGGCGCAGAGCATCGAAAAAACAGAGAAATCTCTGAGCGAATACTATGGGCGGGATGCGGAAGAGTTCAAACAGTGGGCGAAGAATGACTTTGATGCTGCCATCGGAGACACCATTGGAGACCTGCGCACTGTGAAACGCTATGCTGACGAGCGTGCGGCAAAGGCAAACGCGGCGGCGGAGACACCGATGACGACGGAACAGGTCACAGAAGCCTACAAGCAGCTGAAGAAGGCACGGTGGGAATCGGAGAAAGCAAAAGCGAAGAACCTGCTGACCGACCACGACAATGTGCAGCTGGGACGGCTGCTGAAGGGTGAGATCGAGCTGGAGCACCTTGACCCGAAGACGGACAATGTGAAGGGCATCACTGCTGTATATGAGGCCACAACGGAGTACGAGCGGCTGGTGAAGTTGCTGACGGAGTACAAGCAGAGCCAGCGGGCGAAGCTGCGGGAAGAGGCGGACAAGTTCTTAGAGACTGCAAACGACTGGAAGGACAAAAAAGCCGGTATTCTCTATTCCCGCGAGACGATGGAGCGCAATATCCTTGACATCGTGAAGGACAAAAAGCTGGCGCAGGAGATCATTGCAGAGTATTTCACACCGGTGCACGAGGCGCAGGCAAAGTCCACGAGACTGAAGAATAAAATGCGCGAGCGGGTACGGGCACTGAACCTGAGCACCAAAGAAACGAAGGCCATGCAGAAGGAGGGCAAAATCTCTGAAGCGCACGCCGTGCAGCTGCTGGGCGAAGCGATGGACAACATCCGGATGCTGGAGAACAGCAGAGGGCGCATGGCGGAGCGGGACGGCAAGACGCTGAGCGACTGGCGCGGTATTGTGCAGGAGATGTGGAAGCAGAACCCGCAGCTGGATAAGGCTAAAATCGAGCACGCGGTGGAGGAGTTCCGCGGCATATACAACGAGCTGTTCCAGCAGATGAACGAGGCCAGAGTACGCAACGGGTACGAGCCGGTGAACTACCGCAGCGGATACTTCCCACATTTCCAGCCGGGTGATGGCGACGGCATCATGGGACTGTTCGGCAGAGCGCTGGGTATCGACACACAGGTGACGGCGCTGCCCACCACAATTAACGGCCTGACACACACCTTCCGACCGGGCATTCAGTGGTTCGGAAATGCACAGCAACGCCTTGGCTTCGACACGGCCTATGACGCAGTGGAAGGCTTCGACCGATACATAGAAGGCGTAGCGGATGTCATCTATCAGACAGACAACATCCAGAAGCTGCGGGCACTGGCGACGCAGGCACGATACCGCACCGGCGACGAGGGAATCCGCAAGCAGGTGGACACGGTGTACGCCGACACGAGGCTGACGGAGGAAGAGAAGCGCAGCAAGATCGACAGCATCTACGAAGACGGGCGGTTTGCACTGTCGAACTTCGTGGTGGAGCTGGAGGAGTACACCAACCTGCTGGCCAACAAGAAGAGCCGCGCAGACCGCAACATGGAGCAGGCACTGGGCAGAAACATGTACAACCTTGTGAAGGGACTGGAGAGCCGTGTGGCTGCCAACATGGTGGCCATTAACCCGGCATCGTGGCTGACCAACTTCATTCCGCTGACGCAGGGAGGCGCGATGCTTGACCGTGGGGAGCTGCTGCGCGGCATGTGGCAGACGCTGCAGAGCTTCAAAGAAAACGACGGCATTGTGGATGCGTCTGCCTTCCTGACCAACCGTAAGGGCAGCGACCCGCTGGTGCGGACATGGGCACAGAAAGCATCGGCCACCATGTCTTCGCCAATGGAGTATATCGACCAGTTTACCGCCGGAAGTCTGGTGCGTGCGCGGTACAACCAGAACCTGAAGCGCGGGATGAGCGAGACTGCCGCCATGACGGAGGCGGACAACTGGACGGCGGGCGTGATGGCTGACCGCAGCAAAGGCTCCACGCCGACACTGTTCAATCGGAGCAATCCGCTGACGAAGGTCTTCACGCAGTTCCAGCTGGAGGTCAACAACCAGCTGAGCTATCTCTTCAAGGATATGCCGCGCGCATACAAGGAGAAGGGGCTGGCGGCGCTGGCAATGGCGCTGTTCAAGTTCTTCCTCGGCGCATGGCTGTACGATGAAGTCTACGAATATTTCATCGGACGCAGACCGGCGCTTGACCCGCTGGGCATCCTGAACGACACCGTGGGCGACATCACCGGATATGAGCTGCCGAACCTTGTGGAGCTGGGCGTAGGTGCTGTGACAGGCGATATGCCGTCTTTTGAGACGGAGAAGAAAAACGCCTACGACACCGTGACCGAAACGCTGGGCGATGTGGCGGAGGAATTGCCGTTCATCGGCGGCGTGCTGGGCGGCGGGCGCGTCCCGATCAGCAGCGCTCTGCCGGATTGGGACAACCTGCTGAAGACTGTGACGAGCGACACATGGAGCACCAAGAAGAAGCTGGCCACGGCGGGCAAAGAACTGATGAACCCGCTGACCTATCTGGCGCTTCCGTTCGGCGGCGGACAGCTGAAGAAGATTTACCAAGGACTGAGCGCCACGATCAAAGGCGGAAGCTATTCGGTGGATGCCGAAGGCAATGATCTGCTGCAGTACCCGGTATACAACGATGACCCGTGGCAGGCTGCACTGAACGCGGGGCAAGCCATGCTGTTCGGGAAAACCTCACTGAAGACCGGAAGAGACTGGGTAGAGAGCGGATTCAAGAGCTTTGGCGCAAAGGAGACTGCCGCCTATCAGGGAATGACGGAGGCTGGCGTACCGGAAGAAGATGCGTACAACCTGCTGAAGGAGCTGCGCGGGACGAAGAAGACGGAGACGGAAAGCAAGGCTGAAGCGGAACGAAGAGTGCTGCAGGCCACAAACATCTCCGGCGACGGAAAGAGTGTGGCCTATTATGGGCTGATAGCAACCGACAAGGAACGGGAGCTAATGGACGCACTGGCCGACAGCGACGCGGACATGGGCGCGGTGACGCAGGTGCTGCTGGATGTTAAAAACGCGGGAAGCCTGAAAGGAGCAGAAGCATCCAACGCAAAGCGCACCGCACTGGCGGAAAGCCCACTGACGGACGACGAGAAGCGGGAGATGTACAGATACCTATTCGGCGAGAAGCAGGAAGACGGCAGCTACACCACGAGCCGAGACGATGACATTATGGCATTCGAGCAGGCGGGACTGGACTTTGATACGTTCCTGAAGGTGCAGAACGAGTACACCACCGTCAACGAGAAGTACAGCGGCGCATCAGAGAAGGCGGTGGAGTTCTCCCGCTGGGTGAACAGTCAGAATCTGGCCGCAGAGCAGGCGGAAACCGTGCGGGACTGCTTCAAGTATTACAGTCAGATTCCGGCGGAGGCAGCACGGTACGACAGCTTCGTTTCGGCGGGACTGAGTGATGACGCGGCCTATGAGCTGGCAAACAGCCTGAATGCACTGGAGCCGGAGGACGGCAAGGACAGCGTGAGCAACCTGCAGCGCTACCGTGCGGTGGTAGATGCGGGCTTGAGCACCGAAGAGCAGATGACGGTGCTGGGCGAGATGATGCAGGAGAGCGAGTACAGCAAGCTGCGGACGGGATACAGCTACGGCGTGACACCGGAAGCGTATGTCTCATTCCGGGAGCTGCTGCCGAAGTTCGACTTTGACGGCAACGGCACGTTCAAGCAGGAAGAGGTGGAAGCGGCCATTGATTCCATGGGCGGCGGCGGTAACGGCATTGTGCTGCCGGGAGCGGGCGGCGGGCAGAGCCTGACGGTGACGCAGCAGGCTGCACTGTGGCAGCTGGCAAACAAGAGCTGGAAGCCTGCGAAAAACCCGTACAGCACCAGCGTGGGGCAGAAAGTCTACGACGCGCTGAACGCTGAGACAGAGAGCGGCATCGTGCTGCCGGATGGCACAAGCTACACCGGCGGGCTGGTACTGCCAAAGGCATAAAAAAAGAACACCGCCGGGGGAACCCGGCGGTGTTCTGCTGCATTGTCAGGGCAGTATAATTGTCAAAAGCCCATCTTCCCAACAATCAATGCAGGGAGAATAGCCTTTATATTCTGCCAACTCGGTGTTGTATATCCAATACTCGCGCCCTGCAATGTGATAGCAGCCATAGTGGTGATAACGATAGCCTTCTTCCGTGACGATACAAGCGCCGTTGCGAAAGAAGTGCAGTTCGTTGTAGTAAGTGGACAGGATTGCACTGCGGCCAGCGGCATCTCCGTCGGCATAGCCGGTGCTGTAGCCATCTTTACACCCGGCATCATAGCCGCTTTCATAAGCGGTACTTTCGGCATCTGCATAGCCTTCCTCATAACGAGCGCGATATTGCTCTTCCAACTGAGCCTGTAAGCCATCGACTTCGGCGGACGCACTGCCGCATCGGAGAGCGAGGAGAACCGATGCACAAACAAGGATAAATATAGCCAGCTGATAGCCGACGACATCGCGGCGGACGGGATTACGATTTGGCTCAATGGTAACAATATCTTCGGGCTTCTCTTTCGAAACACGCTGCTGAAGGTGATGAATGATGAGGCGCGGCGCGAGATATACACCGAGAAAGTAGACACAGACTGTCAACAGCCCGGAACCGATACCGCCAAGGGCAGGAAGCGCACCAGACATGGAGAGCGCAACAAGCACAGCGCTGGAAATCAGAAGGCCGCAGCCATACACGAGCCATTTCATAAGCCTACCTCCAAAAAATATTTTCCGTCTAATCATCTTTTTTATAAGATTAACACGAAGACATGGTAAGTTCAAGCAAGAATATGCAAAAGATGATTATGAGGAGGCGGAGCAGTGCGGCTGTATACACTGGGTGAGCGATACAACCTATGCGGTGAGCGAGTGCGGGAGGCGAGAACGCGCGCGGGATGGTCTCAGGAAGAGCTGGCGGCGAAGCTGCAGCTGGCCGGTCTTCAGCTGGGGCAGATGGCCGTGAGTAGAATCGAAACCGGCAAGCGCGTGGTGCCGGACTTTGAGCTGCCGATACTGGCCGAGGTGCTGCGCGTGAGCACGGACTGGCTGCTGGGAAAAGAATAATCCCTCCACCTGCGGGCGGAGGGATTTTGCATATATTGACACCTGCCGTAATCAGCTTTAGAATAAGCGCAAGAAAGCGCAAAGGAGAAACACGGCATGGAGAGAAAGTTCAAGCGGTTCCACCACCTGACCTATACCGACAGACTGAAGATTGAGCAGATGCACAACGGCGGAGCCGGGATTCAGGAGATCGCGGATGCGCTGCGCGTCAACTACACCACCGTGTACCGGGAGCTGAAGCGTCCGGGCGTGATGTATGAGCACCTGAACGGCGACTACACAACGGACATGCGCTACTCCGCCGACATCGCACAGCAGCAGTATGAATACGGAAAGACTGCAAAGGGCAGACCGATCAAGCTGGGGAACGACTATGCGCTGGCGGACTATATTGAGCGGAAGATCGCGGACGAGGGGCGCAGCCCTGCCGCCGTCCTGATGGACATTGAGCTGGAGGGCAAACAGTTTTCCGTGCGCGTGTGCGAGAAGACCATTTACAACTACATCACGAACGGCGTGTTTCTGAACATTACGAATAAAGACCTGCCGCTGCATGGGGAGAGCAAGAGAGGCTACAACCATGTGCGTGCGGCAGCACGCCCGCCGCAGGGAGAAAGCATTGAGCACAGGCCGGAAGAGATCAACCAACGGGAGGAGCCGTTTCACTGGGAGATGGACACGGTGAAGGGCAAGCAAAAGACGAAGAAATGCGTGCTGACACTGACGGAGAGACTGAGCCGCAACGAGATCACGCTGCCCATGTACGGCGCGACCATGGAGAACGTGGTGGCGGCGCTGAACGGACTGGAGCGGAAGTATGGCGTGCTGTTCAGCAAAATTTTCCGCAGCATCACCGTGGACAACGGCAGTGAGTTCTCTGACTGTGAGGGCATGGAGACTTCCATCTTCGGCGGGCAGCGGACAAAGATGTACTACTGCCACCCATACAGCAGCTATGAGCGCGGCAGCAACGAGAATCTGAACAAGATGTTCCGGCGGCTGTTCCCGAAGGGCACGAACTTCGACGAGGTGCCGGACGAGGAGATCATCGCAGCGGCGGACTGGATGAACAACTACCCACGGGAGATTTTGGGACGGACAACGGCAGCCAGAGTGTTCAATGAACAACTTGCACAAATCACGGCATGAAAGTCTGGCTATTTTTTAATTGAAAAATCTTGCGATAAGTATTGCATTTTGCAGATAAAGAAATTTCGTGAATTCTCATTGACAAAATAGGCAGAAGTGCATATACTCTAAGTAGGCAACAACATGATTGTCTGCCGTGACGTTGAAGCAAGTGATGGGGTCAGCATCCGTACACTTGTGGAGTCTTGTATTAGGGTTAAGCGGTTTCCACAGGCTGATGTAGGGGTAAACCCGAAAGAAAACGCTGTTGCGGAGCTCTGGATTCAGAGTTCCGCTTTTTTTAGGGGAAATGTCGAAATGTGTCTACTTGTAAAGGCTGCTCAGGAATGGGAACGATTGAGCAAAACTGAATATCACATTGTAACCGGCAGACGTGGCAAGGCGTTCCATATTCGGCTAAAGTTTGCTTTTGAGGACTTTCCCCACTTGTCGGGAATGCAGTATGCCCGGGACGTTGATTTTGGGATCCGTATATCAGAATACTATGGCGAAAAGCTGATTCCAGCACTACTGAATGGAAGAATGGACGGCAGGAGAATTGAAAACGGGCGGAATTGGGAAAGGATCAAAGGCCGATTAGATGCAATTATTGGCCTGAAAGAGACACTGGAAGGTGATTTTTTAATTGCACAGTTCAATCCTCAAAAAGTACGAGGGAATAGCCAAATCGATGCAGACTTTATCATAAAAAACGAGCGGTCAGGAGAAACATATTTTGTATTCATAGATGAAAAAGACGAACAGCAGCATTATTGCAAGTCTGCGTTTGCAAAAGAAAATACTGACTATATGGAAAACCAATCAATGCTCACAGTTTTGAAAAAAGAAAAGATTGAGAACGGAGAAACAGTAGTCTTATATAGACATCCGAATTTCAAAGAAGAATAGCGGATGGAAAGACAAAAGCAGGGTCATTTGTAAGGGACAAAGAAGCCTATTTTTGACCCCTAAGTTTACCCCAAACAGCTTTTACAAGGCTTTACAACATTTTACGCCAAAATCCGGAAAGCCTAGAAAACACAGGAATTTCTTTACGCGCATTTACAGCATTTTACACCTACCATCGAATTCGAATCCTTCTCCCGCTGCCACTGAGAAGTCTGAAACCGTAAGGTTTCGGACTTCTTTTTTTCTGTTTGACCCTTTATCTGACCCTTTAACCGTTTTAAACTGTACCCAAGAAAATGGACACGAGATTTTGACCCATGGTCCCGTTCGGCGGACACGCATTTGACCCATAGGGGCAGAAGCGCCGCACCTGTGTTATGATAGAACTACCGAACGGAGGTGCTGTATGGGCACGAAGAAGAAATTCACACCAGAGGAACTGAAGCATCTGCAGGCAAACCCCTACACGCTGCGGGTGACGGCAGACAGCATATCCTACACCCTCGCTTTCAAGGAGGCGTTCTGGGCGCTCAGTCTCCAGGGCTACACCGGCACAGCCGCCTTCCGCAAGCTGGGCTATAACACGGAAGTTCTGGGTTTCGAGCGGATCCACAATACTACAAAGCGCATCCGGCGGGAGGCCAGATCGCCGGAGGGCTTTCATGAGGGCGCCCGGGGCGGTGTGCGTATATCAGGCGGCGGGAACAACCAGACAGAGGGGGCGTCCGCCCCGTCTGACGAAGCCGCCAGACGCATGAAACGGGAGATTTTGTGTCTCCAGCAGCAGATGGCGTTCTTAAAAAAAGTCATGCGGCTGCACGGCAAGCCGGGAGAATAGCCATGGACAGCGCCGGAGAGAGATTTGAGGCCATTCGCGCCGCGTTGGCGGATCGGAACAACATCCTCACCGTGAAAGACCTGTGCGAATTGGCAGGTGTCTCCCGCTCCGGCTACTACAACTGGGTGCGTTCTGAAAAAAACAGAGAGCTTCGGGAGGCGAAGGACCGGGCGGCATTCGAACAGATCCTGGAGGCATACCGGTTCCGGGGCTACGCAAAGGGCGTTCGCGGCATTCATAT